TACTTGACTAAAAATTTTGAGGGGGCGACAATAGGCCAGCTGTGGTCCTTTTCCTGTAGGTGGTAAATGTTTCAATTAAAGAATATTTTTTCTAAAAATACGAAACGAAGTAATAAAAAGAGCTATGGGGAAGTCTATAATTCTTTTGCAGAAAATTCTTTCATGGGCCAGATGCTAGTCGGTGGTAGTGTAACTGACTATAAAGCTATGGTCTATTATCGAGAAACCGCGGCAATTAGTACTGCAGTAGACATGGTTGCATCAGCAGCTGAACAAATCCCACTACACATAAAAGATAGTAACGGGGCTTTTTCGTCCTCATCTCCGGTTCTTAATCTTTTAGCTAACCCCAATCCAGCTGAAGATTACCGCACTTTTATCGGGGACTCCCTAAGGAATTACTTACTTACAGGGAATTGCTATTTCTCATATGTGGGCAACGCTAATAGACCCCCTCTTCAGATTTGGAGCGTGAACCCACAAAATATCTCGGCGGTAGAAAATGGGGCTGACAGCTACCCAGGAAATTTCATCATTACTCATGGGGGCCCATACAAAGGTGATTATGTTCGTGACAGTAAAAACCGTGATAATTGGAGGTTTTTAACGGGGAACGGACTGCAAGAATTGACGCAAGTGCGCGGATATTCTTCTAAAAGTTCGAAAATAAAAGGTGATAGCCCCCTTGAATCGATAATGCGCGACATTAATCAACAGATCGCTGGTAAAATTCATAACGCTGCAGTTTTGACCAACGGTGGCAATATAAGCCTTGTTGCTGTTTTTAAGGACCGATTAAAGCCCGAAGAAATGATGGAACGGAAGCTTAAAATTCAATCTGAACTAGGTGGGCCTGCCAACTCCGGGAAAATTGCTGTGATCCAGAGTAGCGATCTGGAGCTAAAAGATTTTGGGCAATCGAACGTTGATATGGATTTCGCAAACTTAGAGACCATCAGTTCAAATACAATTTTTAAGCGGTATAATGTCCCTCTACCTCTTGTGACTCTAGATGCAAGTACTTATAGTAACTACGAGCAAGCTAGGATTGATCTTTTTGACCGTGCGGTTATCCCTCTTTTCGATATTGTGACACAAGGGCTTAGTAAGACTTTACTGCCTAGAATGGGTATGGACCCTAGAAAATTCTCACTAACATATAATCCTGAAACTATCCCTGCATTAAGGACAAGAGTCCTTAATGAGCTTGAGAAGCGAAGAGGGATTGCAATAGAAACCGTCAATGAGTTGAGGAGCCTACTGCCCTCTAGAGAAGCAATAGGCTCTGAAGGTGACACCGTCTATCAGCCGTCTACTATGGTACCTTTAAACGATCAGACTGGGCTTGTCGGTGACGATGGGGTTTAAAGCATACCCCGACAATTTAAAATTATCAGCTTCAAAATCTGTACTATTTCCTACCCTTACAAGTTTTGGACCTTCGGATAAAAAATGATTTCCATATATAGATGATTTTATTTTTTCAGCGATATCCAAATGCTCAGAATAGATATGGCAATCAAGGCCTATCCACTCCATCCGGCCGGTAGGCAGTCTTAAAGTCTCGGAAATCCAAAGTAGCAAAGCATAGTATTGAATCCAGTTGTGAGGTACGCCTACTATCATATCACAAGATCTTTGGACCATGGTAAGGTTCAGCTTCCCATCCATCTCAGCCCAGAATTTGATAAGAGACCCATGACAATTAGAAATTGGAGCTTCCTCCATTTCTTTTGGATTCCACGTAGTTATTATATTGCTCCGGCTATACGGATCTTTAGCAATGGACCTGAGAAGGTAATCAATTTGGTCAAAATTAGAATCTCCGTAATGCCTGAACTGCTTACCGTAAGAATTTTTAACCTCGCCTTTATCATCGGCCCACGGTTTCCACCAAGGGTGGACGCTGGGGTGTGCGTCATTGATATTTGTACTCCCGGAAAGAAACCACTCCATCTCACGTAGTGCGGTTCTCCATGCAGTTTTACGGATAGTAACAAGCGGGGTTGACGTTAACGAGGCCGTCAGATTAGGAAGGAAAAGACACTTATGGTCTCTAGATTTTACCCCATCACCAAAATCTAAAATGTTTTTTATAATTGATCGATATACATAATTACTCATAAAATCCTGCCTTTAAAATGTTAATTTATTGGATACTTTATCACAGTTTCTACTTCCTTGGAAGGATAACCGTTGCCAATCCCCAACCAATGCAAAGTGACATAGCCTCGTATCGTTGCAAACCTATAGAAAGTCCAAGTGTGAGGTTCGGAGGCATACCCTATAATGTCTTGTACTAGGTTTTCTTTTAGAATCGGCTTTTTGTAAGCATAGCTAGATTTTCGACATACAGTTAATGGGTGACCTATCAAATCAAGAGGGTCACCTACTATGTCTTTAATTCGAACATCTTCACAGCGACACTGTTCATGGCGCATGATTAATGTCTTCCCAGATTCAAAATGAAAAGTTACCTCTTCAGAACCTACCTGGAGCCCGTCAATCTTAGTGATTATTTCACCCAATAAAGATTCCATATATGCCCTCGCATAATTAAATATTAAAAATTCGAAATTCATAAATTAGGTTATTAGATAAACCTGAAAAACACAATAGAACTTAATTTATATCGGAAAGTGGCCCAAAAACTTTAATCCTCTGGGCTCTGGGCTGGTCTCTGGGCAGTACCTTTGGGCAGTAGTTTTTCTAATATTTTTATATATTTATATACTAAAAAACCCAGTAGACCAGTAATATTTATTATAATAATAAATATAATAAAATAAAAAGAATTAAGAATTAAATAGAATTAAATAGAATTAAATAAATTAAAATATAGATAGGAATAAAAGAGTAGGTAAGTAGTAAAAAAGCCTCTGGGCAGTGGTCCTCTGGGCAGTCCCAACAAAAACACTGGCTTAGCTAAAATCCCTCTGGGCCGGTGGGCTATAACCTATTGAAATTATTATGGCCCAGAGAGGCCCAAGGCGAAAATCGCTCTGGCCTCTTCTGGGCAGGCAAACTCTATTTGTTTTTTCTCTAATAAATATATACACTCAACCGGTGTGACTAACTGTCATAAAGGTGTATGACCATGGCAAGAAAAATTATAGAAGTGAAATCCGACGAAAGAGAAAAAAGATATATTCGAGACATCCCTTTCGATTTAAAGGAATTTAAACAGGATGAAAATTCTGGGATGTTTATTTTTCAAGGATACGCTTCTACTTTTGGCAATGTCGACCTAGTTAAAGATCGGGTAGTCAAAGGGGCTTTTTTAAACACCATAGACGAGTGGGAAAAATCAAACGATTTCCTACCAGTATTATGGCAACACTATAATGACATGCCTCTAGGTGTGTATACATCTATGTCAGAAGATGCTATCGGGCTAAAAGTTACTGGACAAATGCCAATCGAGGATACTTTCGTATCAGGTAGAGTGATCCCTCAGATGAAATGTGGATCTATAAAGAAGATGTCGATTGGGTATTTTTTAAATAAATACGCTGTAGATGAAGAAACCGGAATTTGGGACCTCCTCGACATAGATCTTTTCGAAATTTCTCTCGTTACTAGACCTGCTAACCCAATGGCTAGCGTAACTGAGATATCACCTAAATCACTCCAAGTAGATGATTTAGAGCAATTAACTAAACGGGAAGTTGAGGCCCTTTTTAGATCAGGGGTGTCATTTTCTAAAAAAGATGCTAAAAGGCTTGTGAGTTTAATATGTAAGTCAGATCGAGACGATCTTAGACTGACAAAGCGGGACGCTGATGAACTTAAACAAGGTATTCTTAGATCATTTTCAATTTAGGAGTTCAGTAAAATGAGCGAAGCACAAGAAAAATTCAAAGAAGAGCTTCTCCAGAGCGTCCACGAAGCCACAAGGACCCTTCGTGAACAAATGGAAAAGCATGGTAAAGATTCAGCAGAAGCTAAAGAAGTTTCTGAAAGGATCGAAGGGCTTTATAAAAAATACGACGAACAAAACTCTAAAATTACTCAACAAATAGCTCGCGCTGAAAAAGAATCTGCAGAAGCTAAAGAGCGAGTCGAAGAATTAGAGCTAAAGCTTGTAGCTGCAAGTCAAGGGTCTAATACTAAGGCTTGGAAAGAAAGCGAAGAGTATAAGGAGTTGCAATCACACGCTAAAACGGGTGAGCATGTTAAAATCCTTCGAACTGATAACAGCGTTGAAGGTGGTTACCTAGTACCTAATGAGATGGATACTATGTTGCTTAAGCTTTTGATTGAGACTTCTCCAGTCCGGTCTTATGCTGCACAGAGGACTATCAGCTCAAAAACTCTTGAAACTGTTAGACGTGATTCTATCCCTACAGCTGAGTATGAGGGGGAAGCGGAAGAAGGGACTACTAGCCAATCTTCTTACGGTAAAGTGACCCAAACAGTTCATCGAATCACATTTACTTCAGCGGTAACTAAAGAAGAGCTTATGAATAATGCTTTCGACATGGAAGCACTTATGACTGAGGACGCTGTCGAGGGTTTCAGTACTAAAGAAAATCTCAAGTTTATTAGCGGTACTGGTAATAAACAGCCTTCTGGGATTATCACTAATTCCACATTGCAGACAGCGTCTTATGAAACGGCTGCTACAGGTACTCTTACAATTGACGATTTGATTGCTGCCCAAGGTGAATTGAAGCGCGGACAGACTCCAATGTGGGGCTGGAATCGTCAAACTATGGCAGTACTCAGGGCTGAAACGTCTACAGATGGTCAATACTTATGGCAACCAGCCGTTGCAGCTGGAGAACCAAGTACTATTTTAGGCGCCCCTTACGACATTTTCCAAGATTTGCCTGTTATTGCTAACGGAGCTTACCCGGTTTTCTACGGTGATCTAAGAAGAGGCTACCGAATTACTGACAGAGAAGGTCTATCAGTAATTAGAGACCCTTACACTCAGAAGAAAAAAGACATCATCGAGTTTACATGGACTAGATATAATGATGGGGCTGTTATTTTAACAGACGCTATCAAGCTGATTAAAATTAAGTCTTAATCATTAACAGGCCCGTGGAAGGGCTTTTGGAGGTTTTACCATGCCAATTAATCGAGAAGATCTACACCATAGTGTTGATGGCCTTAACGCTTTTTCAACAGCAGCCATTACTACCAACACTACTACTAACGGTATCACAATCAATCGTTTAGATTACCTAGCCATCGAGTACTTCGTTAAGCTAGAAGCCGTAGCAGGTACCGGAGTTTTTAACGTCGTCCTACAGGAATCTGATGATGGTTCGTCATGGGCAGATGTTGATTCATCTGAAGTTCTAGGATCAGCTTCTTTTAATGCAGCTTCAGATATTCTAGGCACTGTTAAGCGGATCGGAACTGTTAGTAAAAAGCAGTATTCTAGGCTTACCATCGTTTCAACTGGAGTAGCTACAGGATCTAGTCTAGCTGCAACTGCAGTACTAGCTAACCCTCGCTATGAGCCAGTAGCCGACAATTCTTAGTAAGCCCTAAGGGCTTACTTTTAATCTTAAAAAGGAGCGATGATGGAAATTAAGATGCTTAAAGATGCTAGGTTCAGTTTGGACGGCTATAGAGTTATCGAAGCTAAAAAAGGCGAGATAGTTTCTGTACCTGCAAACTGCGAAGGGGTAGCCCACAGTTTTATTGAAAAAGAGTACTGTGCTAAATACGAAGCCCCGAAGCCAGTGGAAAAAAAGCTTAAAGCACCAAGTAATAAAAACACTCCTTCTGCAAGGTCAAAAGGAGACAATTAATTTTAGGGGCTATCTATGGTAAGTATTCCAGGATATTACCAACTAACTACCCCAGGTGATGTTATAGCCTCAGGTCAATTGACGTTGACTGAGGCTAAATCATTTTTACGGGTAGATTACAATGACGATGATTCTATAATCACTAATTTGATTTATGGAGTAACGGGGTATTTCGAGAATACCACGGCGAGATACTTCACCGCGCAGGATTGGACAGTATCTTTCCCAAGGTCTGAAAGTTCGGGGTACGTTGAAATCCAAAGAGGCTGGCTTAGCTCTGTATCTGAAATCCGTTTGTGGAATGATACTACCAGTTCATTTGCGGCTTCTACTGACTATTATCTTTATCCAAATAATGGATTTTCTAGGATTATTTTTAGTGAAGCTATATCAGACCCTACAAATGCACCTTTTTCAATTCAAGTAGATTTTTCCTGTGGTATTACGAGCATACCGTTAGATTTGAAACAGGCACTCCTAGCACATATAAATTTTTTATATGAGAATAGAGGGGACGTTGTTGCGGTCGGGAAGCTCCAGGCTCCTTTAGAGTCGGAATTAGTCTACGGAAATTATAGGAT